ACGTTCAGCGTTTGACAATACAATAACCTATATGTTAAACGGCACGGCTTCTTTCAAGGAAATCATGGTGGGGCTATTGCGTCAAGTGGCGGTGCAGTTAATTAAAGTTTATACGTTACAGCTTTTAATGGGTATTGTAGGCGGTGGTCAAACAGGCGGAGCTAATTCAGGAGCCTTTGGCGGTAAATTGACAGGGGTTTTTGACAAAATAGGGCAAGTTTTTGAAGTTCCAGTAATACCAAAAAATGCTCCTCAATTAAGTGGTGGTTTTGGTGGTCGTGCAGGCGGTGGAGCAGTATCGGCAAACAAGCCATATATGGTGGGTGAATCGGGGCGTGAAATGTTTGTGCCACGTTCAGCAGGCAACATTATTCCTAACCATGCCATGCCTAGCGGTGGAGGCGGTGGAGGTATTACAGTCATCAACAACGTAACGGTCAACACGCAAGGCGGAGGCAAGGGCGATAATCAAGGCTTGGCAGAAGCAGGGAAGGCAATTAGTGAAATGATTGAAATGAAAGTCCGACAAGTCCTTAAGACGGAAAGCCGTCAAGGCGGAATGTTACAGAGAGGATTCGCCTAGATGCCTTCAACCCTCACCTTGCCAGTAACCCCTAGTCAAAGTGGCTACACCGAAGAGACGGCGTATCGTGTGCAAACGGCAAAGTTTGGCGACGGCTACGAGCAAAGGGTAGTGGACGGCATCAACTTTAAGATTCTAAACGTGACGTTGACGTGTGCCGTATTGACTGCCACGGAAAAGAACGATCTTGTTGACGACTTAAACGGATACGGTGGGGTTGAATCTTTTTATTACACACTTCCTAGTGAAGCATCCGCTAGATTGTGGGTGTGTCAAGATCCGATACAGGTTACAGGCATGGATGCAAACTTGTGGAATGTCACCTTTAAGCTTAGGGAGGTGTTTGACCTTGCTTGATGCTCAACTCCCTAGCTTTGGCTCTGTTGTCACCCTGTACCAAATCGACACGGCTATTTATGGCGGTGGGATTATTTACCTAAGCCCTTCATGCCACGAAAACCGTACAAACATTGTCTTCAACGGCAACACTTACACGGCGTTTCCTATTGACGCTCAAGGCTTCGAGATTGAAAGCGGAAAGGCTCCACGCCCGACGTTTATTGTGTCGAACTTGCAAGCGTTGCTAGTGGGTGGCATCAACGAGTACAGGGGCTTACAGAATTGTAAGTTTACCCGAATCCGTGTGCGACGGAATGAACTTGACGACATCACCCCTACGATTACGGATGAGTTCGTGAATTATGACACGTTTTATATTAACCAAATCACAAGCCAAACAAGCGTAGCTATTGAGTTCGAGCTAATAACAGCAATGGAGCTAGCAAACCGTCAACAATTCCCCAAAAACCAAATGGTGAACTATTGCAACCACATCTATAGACGGTGGAATGCGGACACATCCAGCTTTGTGATTGCCGATGTCAACCCTTGCCCCTACACTGGCACACAATACTTTGACGAGTTTAACGGAGTCACGACGCAAGCCCTAGACCGTTGCAGTAAGACGGTGGGCGGTTGTGAGGCACGTTTTAAAACGGCGGTTCCCTTTAATGGGTTCCCTAATTTTAGTGAGGCGTAACCATGTTCACCGATGCAGACCGTCAACACGTCACCATGCAACTTATGGCACGATCCGCCGATGATTTAAAAAACGAGCATTTATTCGCTAAAATCGGCGACGTGTGGCACTTGGTCAAAGTAGGCAATGAGGAGTTTATAGACGGCTCCATGATTGAAGGGGCAGAGGCTTACTTGCACACGCACCCGATACCGTCGCATGAGCCTTTAGTGCCGTCGATGCTTGATATGCAGATGTTCGCCTCAAGTGATAAACCCCAAGGGATTATGAACTTTTGCAGTCATAGCGACGTGGTGAACCCGACGTTTTGGCATTCATCCATTCAAGCGACAGAGGAAAGCCTGCTAGGGCGTTCGTATCGTTGGGGCGATTATGGAAGCGACGGAAAAGGCGATTGCTTTGCGATTATCGCCGATTGGTATAGACTCAATAAAGGTTATGAGTTCCCGATTATTCCACGAGATTTTTACGATAAAAATGGCTACTATTATACACTTAATCACCAAGGGCTTTGCGAGATTAAAGCACTGGACAGCCCTTTAGAGATTGGCGACTTGATTGTCATTCGCTTAGGTCGTCATGGGGAACACGCAGGCGTTTATGTAGGCAACAGCGTAATGCTTCATCATCCTATGAACGGAGTAAGTCGTTTAACGCCAGTCCACGCTAGCATGGAACGCTTGCATATGCTTTTAAAGGTTACAATGTAAGGGGAGGGCGTCAAATGCTTGTATCGGTTGTGCTTCACGGAAAATTAAAGACCCTTTCCCCTAATCCCCTGCGGATAAATGCGGAAACCGCTCAACAAGTGGTTTCCTTTCTTTTACGCACATTTAAAGGGATGCGTCAAATGTTAAAGCGTGGCTGGTATCGATTCAGTCTAACGGATGACGGTAGAAGCCGTTTGCTTTCAGAAGATTCACGCTTTGATGTAAGCTTGCCCGATGGTGTCGATACGATTCACCTTGTGCCAGTGGAAGGCGTTTATGGGAAGAAGTTTATCGGCATTATTGCAGGTGTGCTACTAATTGGGGCAGGGATTGCTCTCACGTTTATGACTGGAGGCTTAGGAACCTTGTCAGGTACTCAATTGGCAAGTATCGGCGTTGGTTTAATTGTGGGGGGTGCTACGTCCGTTCTAGGGGGTATTGTGACGCTATTCACACCCACGCCCAAAGTAGGCGACTTGCAACAAGGGGACAATCCAGCAGATCGCCAAAGTACCCTTTTTACTGGTGCAACGAATCGGCTAGGTAAAGGCGTGGGTGTGCCTGTAACGTATGGGCGTTTCTATTGTGGGTCAAACGTCATAAGTCAATCAATCACGACGGAAGAGGTGTTGTAATGGGTGGGTCAAGCAAGCCACAATCAAGAACGCCTGTATCGTCTCCGATTGATTTACAGGCGAATAACGTCGCACGGATTCTTGAAGTCATTTCAGAGGGCGAAATAAAAGGCTTGGTCAACGGCTTAAACAGCGTCTATTTTAACGACACATCGTTACAAAACGCCAATGGGAGCTTTAACTTTCAAGGGGTAGAGTTTCAATCACGGCTTGGTGAAACAGACCAAACCGAAATACAAGGTTTTGGCGGTGTGGAAAGCTTGGTGAGTGTAGGTGTTAAGGTATTGCAAGCCTCCCCTGTGATTCGCACCATTACAAACCCCGATGCCGATTATGTGCGTATCAAAATCGCCGTGCCTGCCTTGCAATTTCAAGACACAAGCACTGGTGATGTATTGAGGCAGAGCGTCGCCTTTAAAATCGAAGTCAACGAGAGCGAAACAGGCTATAAGCAGTTTGGGCGTGTGTGGCAACGCATCAACCAAACGGCTGGTCAATGGTTGACATCTAGCACCGCTAGGGGCTTTAGAGTGGTGCTTACCAAGCGTGTTGATAGCCCTAGCCAAGATTACTTTTTAGACAATATAGAAACGCCGTCATTGGTTTATAAGCTCATGCCTAGTGGCTCAAATGTTACTGAAAATTATAGCATTGAACCGACAGGATACACGGTTTATAATCCGACGCAAGGCTACAACGGCACGGTCAATTTCATTAGCCAAAATCTTAAAATGGAAAGTGGGGGGATCTCCACAAAATCACAATACGGCTTATGGTACAAATTGGATGATGAAATTATAGGGCTTGCACAAGGGCAGTATCGCATCACCCCCCCGAGTGGGTGGACGGTATCAGAGGTTTATGAGCTAGTCAACAAGGACACCGTGATTTCAGGACGTACCGCATCAACCTATGAGCGTGAATACTTGGTATTGCTCCCTAAAGACAATGGGGGTAGTCCGTGGGACATCAAGGTTACTAGGGTCACAGACGACAGCAATAGCCCCTATTTGCAAAACGATTTATACTGGTCAGCGTATGCGGAAGGCGTGGAAACCAAGCTCACTTATGCGAATAGAGCCATTGCAGGCATTAAGATTGACGCTTCTCTATTTGGCAACAACCTCCCCAAGCGTGGCTATTTGATTGATGGCGTAAAGGTTAAAATCCCAAATACTTACGATCCGATTACACGGCTTTATGACGAGCCACTAGGCTATTGGGACGGCACGTTTCAAACCGCTTGGACGAATAATCCTGTTTGGGTGCTTTATGACATCCTCACAAACCAGCGGTATGGTGGCGGTCATTTTATCAGTGTGTCACAGATCGACAAGTACAGTTTTTATGAAGTGGCTAAATACTGCGATGAGTTGGTTCCTGTGGCAGGGCGTAAAGCTATGGAGCCACGGTATACGTTTAATTACTGGTTTGCGAATAACGAGAGCTTTTACGATATTGTCAACAAGGTGGCATCCGTGTTTCATGGCATGGTTTACAGTGCCAACGATGTTATTATTCTAACGGCGGATATGCCAAAAAACCCTGTAGCGGTGTTCTCACAAGCGAACGTCGTTAATTCGGATGGTGTGACGTTTCAGTATGCCACGGCATCCGTTGACACTACGTCGAGTGTGGCTCAAGTGCGGTGGAACGATCCTAGCAACCTTTACGAGCAAGCAACCGTCACTGTTGAAGACCCTTACTTGATTGAACTATTTGGCTATCAACAAGCAAGCGTCGCTTCCATTGGGTGTACGTCTGAAGGACAAGCCCGACGCTATGGGGCTTGGTTGTTAGACACTCAAAAGAATCAGTATCAAACCGTGGGTTTCACCACTGGTTTAGAGGGGGCGGAAATCACCATTGGGGACGTTATCGGGATCTACGACCCCAGTTTTCAAACCCTGCGTCAAAGTGGACGTTTAAAAGCTTTTTATGACGACATAGGCTCAACAGGCTATGAAGGAATCCGTTTAGACAGCAATGTGTTCTTTGATGCCTTGCAGACTTACACCATGTACGTTATGATGCGTGACGGCTCACTAAGGGAGCGTGTTATCAAGCCGTGTAATCAAAACGGCGTTGTTACTTATGGCAATGTGCAATATATCCGCTTTGATACCCCCTTAACCGTTAGTGTAGGGGATGAACCCGACCTAGACGACAACACGCCTGCGTTACATAGCATTTGGGGGGTTAATGCGTCAAACCTTGCCCCTCGAGAGTTCTACGTCATTGGCAAAAGAGAGCTTACGGATCAAGAAAAGTTCCAGTATGAAATATCCGCCATTGAGTACGACCGCACCAAGTACGACCGCATCGAAAGAGGTATCGTCACAGGCAAGACCCCGACAACCTTAATCGGTCAAGAGGTTTACTTGCACAGCAACTTAAAGGGCGTGGGTTTCTTTGAGAACTTAGACGGCGTGCGAGTGAAGCGTTTATTGCTTACATGGACGGCATCGCCCGATCGACGCATCACACGGTATGCGGTTTATTGGAAGCTTCCCACTAGCGAGAATTACACCTATGCAGGCGAGACCGCAAGCTCCGTCTATGATTTAGCCATTACCGACAATCTCCTTGATATTAGAGTGGATGCCATTCAAGCCACAGCCAGCGAAAACAGAGCCATGGGAAGCGTTACCGCTACGATTGACTTTGCGGAAAACAATCTAGCCCCTGCGAATGTGCAGAACTTCAACTACTCAATCGTTGGAGCGGATCTCATCTTTACATGGGATGCCGTTTTAGACAATGATTTAGACGGCTACGAAATACGCTATACGCCAAATAAAATAAGTACGGCGTGGGATTTAACGCCTTTCTTGACATTTACAAAGAATACTAGTTTAACAATTCCTTATCAAGACGGAACATTCTTTATTAAAGCAAAGGATTTTTACGGAGCCTATAGCGTCATTGATGCTAGTCGTGTGACGTTTACAACTCCAGATATTAACATTAACGTTATAGAAACAATAGATGAACATCCAACGTTTGCAGGCACAAAAACAGGGTGTATTGTAATCCCTGACGGCTTAATTATTGACGACCCCTTAGTGACGGATACCGCTTATTACGAGTTTGATAATTCAATCGACTTGGGCGATGTTTATGTTTCACGATTAACAGGCACTGTTGATTTTGTCATGGGAGATACCGCTTCGTGGGTGTCGTTCATGCCCAATGTATCGCTTGAGCCAACAATGGCAACAGTGGATAGCGACACAATCGCCGATGTGGTTGATTTCGCTTCTTTGTCTAGCGTTCTTGATGTCGGCTTTATTGAATACACGCAGGGAATGTTAGAACTTCAAGTAGCAACATCTAACGACAATGTTTCTTTTGGAGCGTGGTCAACCTTAAACGCAGGGGATTATGAAGCGAGGGCGTTTAGATTCCGCCTTGTGATGCGTTCATTCTTGCAGTCTAAAATCCCTACGGTTACTACGTTAAGCGTCACTTGCGATATGCCCGACCGCTTAGAATCTGCTAATGCAGTAGACTTGCCAGCAGGCACAAGTACCATTACGTTTAGCGTACCGTTTAAGGCACGCCCTAACATACAAGTTACGCCGTTAAACTTTGCATCCAATGAATACTTAGAGATTACCAATGTTACAAGTTCATCCTTTGATGTCTATGTGCATCATGGCGGAGGTAGTCATACTCACTTAGTCGACTGGCTCGCACGAGGCTACGGAAAAGCATTATAATTCAGGAGGAGGTGTCT